AATTAGATGAGCCAGGAGAATTTGACCTATACCCAGAGTTTTGTCCATTCTGCGGCAGTGATAGTATTGAAATAGAATGAGTGTAAGTATTAGAAGAATGTCAGCATCACCAGGCCAAAAGCCGAAAACGTTGATACACTTTTCTAAAGACTTATACTATATTTGGCCTCTAGATGACTATGAGCATGCAGAGGTCGAGAAAATCTTTTTACAAGATAAACCATACACCGATGTGATAAATGATTTTAATAATCACTTCGGTAAGTTGTATAAATAATTTTATGAGTGAATTAATTTGTAATCTACCAAACGCTAAAGTATACGTTAGAAAAGAATATCTACATGATGGTAAAGAAGGCCATGGAGAGTTTGTAGAAGGTCATTGGGTTAGTGCTAAATCATTACCCGGCAGAGCTTTCTACTTTGAAACATATCTGCCAGAATACGGTGCCTTATATGATAAGTTACCTATTTCTGCTTTTGTTTCATCACCAGAAACGCCTGACCCTGATTTAGAACTACAAGACTTACAATTTTGGAATTGTATGGATTATGGAGTGATGGCAATATATAAACAGTTTATAGGTTCAATGGACTTCGAAGTATTTACAAGAAGTCATCAAATATTAAAAGGAACTTATATGTTTACGCTTGATAACTATCACCCCGACCCCGACAGGATTGATTATTCAACCGCAGAAATACCAGAAGAACATAAGTCTTTTAATTGCCTTGAACTAGAGAATGGACAATATGCATTGTACCCGAATAATAGAATGAGAGTATATGACAATTCTCTTACACCAAATGAACCAAAGATGCCAGACTTTAAAGTTAGCACAAAATTCTATCAGGTGGAGAATGGATATGAGTATCGTTTAGGTGACACTGATGAGTACTTTTGGAAAACAAAAGATGACTGATTGGTTATATAATAATACACAGTTTACTTCAGAAATGATTGAGGACAATATCGGTTTCGTATATGAGATAACCGATACTGAAAACAATATGAAGTATATTGGTAAAAAGAAGTTCTGGTCTAAAGTGACAAGACCTCCGTTGAAAGGTCGTAAGAATAAGAGAAGGTCTGTCAAAGAATCAGATTGGAAACTATATCACGGTTCTAGTGACGAGGTAAAACAATTGGTTGAATCAAGTGGGCCAGATCGCTTTCAAAGAAAGATAATTAGATTGTGTAAGACATTGGGTGAAATGACTTACTATGAAATGAAAGAACAGTTTGATAGAGAAGTTCTTTTAAAACCAGATGAATACTACAATGCCTTTATTGGTGGAAAGATACACCGAAAGCATATTCTCAAGAAAAACGGTTGACATTTTACTAAAATAATATAGTATAGTATATAATGATATTAGTAGATTATTCAGGTATTGCGATGGGAGCTCTATTCGCCAGAGGTGGCGGTGAAGATGAAGCACTCATTCGTCATTTTATTTTAAATTCGCTACGTATGCATAATGAAAAGTACCGTGACCAATATGGTAAGATGGTTATATGTGCAGACGGTGGCTCGTGGAGAAAAGATTATTTTCCCCAGTATAAAGCTAATCGCAAGAAAGGCAGAGAAGAAGATACAAAAGATTGGGATTCAATCTTTCAAACCTTTACAAAGATTAGGAATGAAATCGCAGAGAACTTACCATTTGATGTAGTTCACGAATATGGAGTAGAAGCAGATGATATTATCGCGGCCATAGTTCAAGAAACACAAGAGTTTGGTAAACATGAACCGGTAATGATTATCTCTGCAGATAAAGACTTTATTCAATTGCAGAAGTATTCTAATGTAAAACAATACAGTCCTTTGACTCGTAAATTACTTGAAGATAAAGACCCTGTTAGATATTTACAAGAGCACATTATGAGAGGTGACAGTGGAGATGGAGTTCCAAATGTTTTATCAGATGATGACTCTTTATGTAGTGACGACAAAAGACAATCACCACTATCTAAAAAGAAGATTGACACATGGTTAGAATCTGATAATCTAGAATCTATAATGCCATCTCAAGCATATCGCAATTGGCAACGTAACAGTAAAGTGATTGACCTAGAACAGATACCAAGTGAAATCAAAGAAAGAATTTTAAACAATTATAATAATATTAAATCAACACCTAACATGAAAGTATTGAATTATTTGATTGTCAATAGATTGAATAATCTAATCGAATCAGTAGGTGATTTTCATAGGAGGTAATATGAGTATATACGAAAAATTAGAAAAGATAGATAAGCTGAAACAACATAAGCGCAAAGTTGACCAGCTAAAAGAAATAAAAGATACAATAACCTTGTCACTAATTCAAGGTTGTTATGCAAAAAGTAATGTATTAAAGATGCCAGAAGGTGAACCACCTGGTGTAGAGTTTAAAGAAGATGGCCCAGCCCTTCAAAAGAAACATTTTATGAAACTACTTCAAAGCATGGAAATGAGCAGACATCAATGGGAAAGAGAACGTATCTATACTGAACTGCTTAATGAAGTACATGAAGGCGATGCTAAAATTCTATTATGTTTGAAAGATAGAAATCTTGCTACTCTTTTTCCAACATTCACCAAAGAGCTTATGAAAGAAGCTTTTCCAAACCTCAAAATAAAATGATTAATAAATTAGTAAATTGGTTCAAAGCAACCACAGATAAACTACTCGGTGACGTAGATGCATTGGGTACTTCATTACACAACATACCAGATGAAACACCAGCTGAAAGTATGACCCACGTCGGCACAGAACACCAAAAGACGCCTAATCTGAATAAGATGACTAAAAATCAATTAGAAGAATATGGTCGCACTGTTGGTATTGAACTCGATAGACGTAAGAAAAAAGCTACTCTCATTATTGAACTTAAAAACCATATTAACGGTTAAAAATGAATATATTTGTACTAGACAAGAATCCTAAAAAAGCCGCTGAAGAACATTGTGATAAACATGTGGTTAAGATGATTGTTGAATCAGCCCAAATGCTTTCAACCGCTCATCGTATTTTAGACGGTACACCGGTAAAGAAACCGTCTAAATCTGGTAAGACGATGCAATGGCATTATGAACTTACCGACGAAAGAGAAGATAAACTATATAAAGCAGTTCATGCTAAACATCCTTGTACTATATGGACAATGGAATCAAACGAGAATTACAATTGGCACTGGGATTTATTTAATGCTCTTTGTGATGAATACGTACATCGTTATAAGAAAGTGCATAAGACTGATTATCTGTTGAGAGGTGCTTTACTTCAGTTGCCTAAGAATATACCTCATTGTAAGATGACACCATTTCGTCAAGCAATGTTTGAAGAATGTAAACAAGAAGATACAGTCCAGGCTTATCGCACATATTACCACGCCAAAACCTTTAAAATGGCTTGGACTAATAGAAATACACCTGATTGGTGGTGAAATAAAGGCTGCTAAAACCCTAATTTTCCTAAATAGAAGAAAAGGAAAATAGGGAATGGCCAAAAAAGACCAAAATAAAACTGAAGAAGAACTATCTTTGGAAGAAGCAATCAATGCTGTCCGCAGGTTGGCAAAACCTGATAGAAAGAACGAAGAATTAGAACTATTAAAAGAAGCTTCTGCTAAATTATTAGAAGAAGTTCAACCTGGTTTTGAGTTTGAGGACGAGGAAGGCGGAGGTGGAGGTAGTGGTGCCGTTACCGAAGAGTTAAAGAAAGCACCAGGTTTCCTAGAACATGTAGGAAGCCAAGTTGCAGCACTGGGGCCCGCTGGAGTAATCGCGATCAGTTCTGCAACTTATTTTCAAGTCGATACTGTGGTCGAAGAAACACGAGAGGTCGCAATTATTGCAGAAGAGAAATGGGAAGAGTTCGAGTTCGAGCATCCAAATATTGGTTGGCACGATCCGTTAGCGTCCTTTACAACAATAGTTGGTGTTGATATACCAAACATAGACCCACCAGCGCCACCACCTGAAACACCTAACCCAGAGCCAGATGCACCTATCATTGAAGATACTGAATCAACTGTTGAAGAAACGGAAACAACCGAGTCAACTGAAGAAACAGCTGACAAAGGAGCTGAATCCACTGAAGAAAACACTGAAGAAAACACTGAGGAATCTAAAGAAGAATCTGACGAAAAAGTAGAAGATAAGGAATCAGAAGAAGAGCCAAAGAAAAAGAAAAAGAAGAAAGGTTTGTTTGGCCTTTTTGGTGATGACGAGGACGAGGAAGAAGAGGAAGAGGAGCAAGAAGAAGAATCTGAAGAACCTGTAGAGGAAGAAGCAGAAGAAGAGGCTGAGGAATCAGAAGAAGAATCTGAAGAGCCAGCTGAAGAAGAAAAAGAAGAGCCTAAACAAGAAGAGAAAGCAGAAGAACCTGTAGAAGAAGAAAAGGCTGAGGAACCTGCTGAAGAAGAACAAGCAGAAGAGAAACCTAAAAAGAAGAAAGGATTATTTTCTTTCTTTAGTAGTGATGACGATGAAGAAGCAGAGGAACCTGAAGAAGAACAGGTAGAAGAAACTACTGAAGAAACACAAGAGCCGGTTGAAGAAGAGGCAGAGCCAGAAGCAGAACCTGAGCCCGAGCCAGAAGCCGAGCCACAAGAATCTAATGACTCAGAACCCGAAGCTGAGCCAAAATCAGAACCAAAAAAATCTAGTGGGTTATTCTCCAATTTATTCGGAGGTGGAGATGATGAGCCCGCAGATGACCAAGGAGAAAGCGAAACACAAGATGACAACAACTCAATTCTATCAGACACTGGACCTACAGACTCGGAAGCAGGTGAAACGAGAGAACCAAAAGCGCAAGCGCCAGAAGTTACTCAACCGGATGTACCACCCGCCCCAAGTTCGAACGGAGATTCAGGCAGCATAGAACCAGAAGTTGAAGTCGCTGAGGTCGATGATATTGCAATACCAGAAGTTGAATTTGATGCTTCTGAAGGTATAGAAATGATGAACGATATTAAACCTCACTCTGACGTTGACTTTGGTGAACTTCCAAATGTGGAGACACCATTAGACAACATACATCACGTGGTGTCTCCCGTGGGAGCCATAGTAAGCAATAATCAATAGAAAGGAAAATTATGTTAGTTGATTTAATACAAGACGCAAAAGGAAACTTAATTCAGATAGCAATAGCAAGTATTGGTATATTGGCTGTTCTCTTTATGTTCATACCAAAAGATTGCTGGTTAAAAAAACAATTAGATGTGTTCGGACAGATATTTGGATTTTTAGGAAACATATTTAGAAAATAAAAAAATGAAAAAACTACTATCACTACTATTATTCACCACAACAATAGCGCATGCCGTTATTATCGAGCCAACAACTCGACCCCTACCGATTATTGAACCTACACCACCAACTATTGAGTTAACTACTATTACGTTCTCTCAATTTTATTTGGATGTAAAGTATCAATCATACTTAAGACCCAATGGTAACTCTCAATACGACGAAGGGTTATATGCTTATGACTTAGCAAGATTTACAGTCGATACGAGCGGTGATTATAGAATCAAGAATACATATTTCGACGCAGCGTATGTTGGAGTAGATGAAGATTATACAACAAATGAAAGCTATAATTTTATTGCTCCTAATACACCATCGTGGAAAGCAGATACAATGATTTATGTTTACGACGAAGTGCCAAATATATTGACACCAACTAATCCATTATACTTTGCAGATAACGATGATAATCCTAACTATGATGGAGAAAATAATGATGGTGATTTACTATTCAGTTTAACAGGTACGCTCGAAGCCGAAACAGACTATTGGGCAATCATTACTACATTTGACCCGAAGGTAGTGGGTTATGGTTCTTTAGAGATTACGGGCCCAGGCGCAGTTGATATAACCGTTATACCAGAATTGTCTACATATGCTTTATTAATTGCATTTGGTGCATTCTTATTTGTAGCAATTAGAAAGAGGCATGAATAATGTGGAAGTTTTTGTTATGTGGACTATCGTGGTGTTCCTTATTATCGTTGTGTGGTGCGAATACGACTACTGGAAGTGAAGAGAATCTACTTCCACCAGAACTAAAAGTAAAGTTTACATCATACAGTCGTGTATTCTATGATGACAATATTTTTACTGCCGCATCTGGCGCAGCAAAAGACGATTCTTTATTCTATTCTCAAACATTAAAGATAGCATATAAAGATGACTTATTCCAAGCAACGGCTACACCAGAGCTTAGATATCGTCAAGCAGATAGTCGTAGATTTATATTTGGTAATGCTATGTTTAAGAAACAGGCTAACTTTACACCCAAGCTTCAATTTGAATTAGGTGGATTTTTATCTCATGCTGAAAAAGAACCAACAGGATTTGATGATGTTGCAGACATTACATTCCTTATGGGTAAATGGCATTATCAACTT